TCGTGAGCATAAGATTATCTTCTTAGAGATTCATGAATACATCAGTCAATACGATGCATGTCCCAGTCTCAACGCAATTGGTATAGAATGTCAAGAGAGGACTGACCTTACTGAGGAACAGTTCCAAGAAATTATTCAGGTATTAAATGTCCTTTCCGATGATCCCACAGACCACGATTGGCTCATTGATACTACGGAAAAGTGGTGTCAAGAGCGTGCGATCTACCTATCTCTTATGGAGAGTGTCAAGATTGCTGACGGTCAAGATACCAAGAGGGACAAAGGTGCTATTCCTCAGATTCTTTCAGAAGCACTAGGAGTCTCATTCGACCAACATGTAGGACATGATTATGTTGATGATTCTGAATCACGATACGACTTTTATCATCGGAAAGAAGATAAGATCCCTTTCGATCTTGAGTTTTTTAATAAAATCACAAAGGGTGGATTGCCCAATAAGACTTTAAACATTGCACTCGCTGGCACAGGTGTTGGTAAGAGTTTGTTTATGTGTCATGTTGCTTCATCTGTACTTCTTCAAGGAAAGAATGTTCTGTATATAACTATGGAGATGGCAGAAGAGAAGATCGCAGAAAGAATTGATGCTAACCTACTCAACGTTCCTATCCAGCAACTCGGAGATCTTCCGAAAGTAATGTTTGAAAAGAAGATCCAAGCATTGAGTAAAAAAACTCAGGGCAAGTTAATCATCAAAGAATATCCTACAGCATCTGCTCATGTCGGTCATTTTAAGTCTCTTGTTAGTGATCTTGCTCTTAAGCGGGGGATTAAACCCGATATTATCTTTGTGGATTACCTCAATATCTGTGCTTCCCAGAGATATAAAGGAAGCATTGTCAATTCCTACACCTATGTCAAAGCAATTGCTGAAGAACTCAGAGGGTTCGCTTGTGAATGTGGCGTCCCTATTGTCTCTGCTACGCAGACCACTCGTGCAGGTTACGGTAGCACTGATGTTGACCTTACTGACACTTCTGAGTCCTTTGGTCTCCCTGCTACTGCTGATCTTATGTTTGCCCTTATTAGCACGGAGGAGCTTGAGGGCATGAATCAAATCATGGTTAAGCAATTGAAGAATCGATACAATGATGGCGCTGCCAATAAAAGATTCTGCGTAGGTATTGACAGATCTAAGATGAGGTTGTATGATGTTGAGGAATCTGCACAAGAAGATCTTGTTGATTCTGGTCAACCAGAAAAGCAGATTGATCTAGTTACAAAATTTAGACAAAAGAAATCATTTCAAGAATTAAAGTATGATTGATCCTAAGAGGTATGTACAATTTGTTGATGCTGTCACGTCGCAAGAAAGCAAAGACTATAATAGTTTTGCCGCTCGTCTCTATGAATTGGGAGAGCAGCAGTTCCCTACCGAGCGATTGCTTACTGCTGCTGTAGGAATGTCTGCTGAAGCAGGTGAGTTTACTGAGATCGTCAAGAAGATTGTCTTCCAAGGTAAACCTGTCAATGAAGAAAATCTGTTTCACCTTAAACGTGAACTTGGAGACATCATGTGGTATGTTGCTCAAGCATGTATGGGTCTTGGTGTTGATCTTGATGAAGTCATTGAAATGAACATTGACAAACTCAAAGCACGATATCCTGGTGGTGAGTTTGATGCTCACTATTCGGAAAACCGTGTTGATGGAGATGTCTGATGGGTAAGAAATCATTTAAGAATAAGCATCAGCAGCAATGGGAATGGGAAGAAACTCCTGAGACTAAAGCAGCAATTGCTGCTCTTCATGAAGGCATTCGCAAGCGCCAATTGAAGGAGCAGGACGATAAACTTAACTATGACACTTCAGGAAAATGAATCTTACACAAGATGAACTTTGGAATACGATTGCAACCCTTGGTTGGGATGTCAGAGAAGACAACATTGTAATTGAGATTGGTGGCACACAGGTATCTGGTATCTACCAAGGTGAAGATTATAATAAAAAGTGGGCAGCTCAATATGGGGATCGTAAGTACAACAAAGATGCGTTCATCGTGCTTAAAAATCTATCCAGGAATGATGACACCAAGTCTCAACCCATGGATAGAGAACACAAACCTCATCATGGAACTCCTGAAGTAAAAAAAATTGCTTAGTCTTTGGATCCACCTACGAGCATTCTTTTCTGTTGTAGTGGTGAGTTGTGCTCACCCTGCCAACTGGGAGCAGTGTGTTCGTGTGGATCAATGGTTATTGCCTGAAGTTGTCCAGGGTTATAAACTTTGGACAGGACAGGAAAAAATCTATGAAAAAGAAAAGGATTATCTAAATAGTTTCGATGATATCGTAGAGTAGATGACACTTAAAGTTCCTGAAGCAAATACGATTACCTTTAGAAAGGTGATGGAAGCACTAGGTGGTGAAGATTATTCTTACTATTCGTTTGATGTAAAAAATATTGAAGACGCTGCGTCTAAAAAGAAAGTTCAAATACTTCTAAAAGTCTATGTTCCTCAAGCAGAAAGAAGTAGAGCAACTGAAAAGATTTCTAAAGCACTAGAAAGTGATGGTGTTGAAATCATTTCAGAAAATAACAAGATTGATGTATTTGTAGCAAACTCTGACAATAAAAAAATAATTAGATTAGAAATCAAACCCCCTTCAGGAGGTTCTGGTGCTGGTGCAGGCATTACTAAGATTGTTGAATCTGCACAATGTTTATATGCTGCTATGATTTATGAATGTAAAGATCTGAGAGTTGTATCTGAAGCTGACTTGAAATGTGGTGCAGCATTCAGTGATACTCCAGGAGTAAAACTTGATCAAATTCTTTCTCTTGATGCTGAGTGGAAGAATTCTTCTCTCAAAGGTGGGGCATTAATTAAGAAAACACTTGGTGGTTCTGCAGGAACATATGAATTTGTTAGAGGTGATAGACTTATTGAAGCAGCAATTAGTAAAGCATTTACTAAAGTAAGAACTCAGACAAATCTTGCTACAGAAGACAAGTGGAACCCTGCTGATATTTGGGCAGTCAGAAAATCCATGAAAGCAACCATTGCTAAAGAACTAAAAGCAATGGGTACAATTGATGAATTAAATCAGTATCTTCAAGCAAAGAATGCTTCTAAAGATTTAGTTGGATTTTCTTTGAAAAAAATGGGAGGCAATCCAACAGCAAAACTTTTGAATGCTGATAGTCCTGCTGAGAGAAAGAAAAAACTACAAGCATCATTTGCAAAGTATGACTTGACATTTGATAATAAGAGAAAGGGTGATAAGCAATATCCTATGGATGTTTATTATTACTATGGACCTGGTAGTTTCCAGAAGTTTCAAGCAAGAAACTTTGGTGGAGATAGTAAAGGCGATTGGAAGTTGGAACTTAAGGGGCAGTTTGCTGCTCAAGGAAAAATTCAAGGAAGTATCGTAGCAAAAGTATTAGGGCAAGCAGGATTTAGAGGAGTGCCTATGGAAGCAGATTGGCAAAAGTGTTCTCCACGGGCAAATGAAAGAGTCAAGAAAGCAATTGATGAAGAAATTTATAAGTTGTTGAAAAAGCATAATGCATCTGGACTTCCTAGTGATGAGAAAGCAGCGATGCAAATTATTAAGATGCGTCCTCAGTCTTGGAAGTATAGTAAATTGTCTGGTCTCCGATTCTTAGACTATCTAAAGGGATTGAATAAGAGAGCAGATGATGCCATGAAAGCATTGTATCTGTATGCTGGATCGCAGTCTGACAAGTCATCGGTTTACTACAAACTCAGTTAAGAAACTGGCACAACCCTGGTTGCAACTGCCTTCTGCCATGCTATAATACATGTATAGACAGAGGACGGATGCCAAACAAACACCTTGAGCACCTAGAGGATTCCATCTTTGATGGTCGTCGCGTTGCTCTTGCTGCTGTCAAGGAGGCACTGACTGTCAAGAAGGTCAGCGTCAAGTGGGATGGTGCTCCTGCTATCGTGTTCGGCACTAACCCTGCCAATGGTCAGTTCTTTGTAGGCACCAAGTCTGTATTCAACAAAAAGAAAGTTCTAATCAACTACACCTATGAGGACATTGAGACGAATCATAAAGGGAACGTTGCAGATATCCTTCGTTTATGTCTGCGCTATCTTCCTCGTATCGGTGGTATTGTCCAAGCTGATTGGATCGGTGTCGGTGGTGGGTCTGTTTATTGCCCTAATACTGTGGAGTATCGCTTTGCCACTCCGATTGCTCAACAAATTATTCTAGCACCACACACTTCATACACTGAGGTATCACCTACAGCAGAAGCAAGTATTGGTGTCACTTTACAATCTACTAATAGTGTTCGATTCATTGATACTAATGATGCAATTGTTGGCAAGTGGTCTGCAGTAAAACTTGTTGCTGAGATTGTTGCTCTAATTCCTTTCTGTAAGGTTGCTAAGAGTGCAGAACTCAAGAAGCATGTCAATGCATTTATTCGTGCGGGTCAAATACCCAGTGCAGAATTTCTGTTCAATGTCTTCAATGCTAAATATAAGGGTGAGGTTAATGTGGCTACCTTTAAGGTGTGGCATAAAATCTTCCAACTGAAACAGCGTCTACTAGATGCGGTTGTACCTAATGGAAATGTTGAGTGTTTCATTGACAACAAACTTTCTACTCATGAAGGATTTGTTATTCCTTCTGACAACCCATACAAACTTGTAGATAGACTGACTTTTAGTAAAGCAAACTTCAACTTAAATAAAAATTGGTAGAATGAAAAAGTTTAGTGCTTTCCTAACTGAAGCCGAAAGATCCTTTGCATCAAAGAGTGCAGAACAATTAAAACTTAAGCATATTGGTTACGGTAGATACGCAGACCCTAGCGGGAATGTAACCCATATGTCTAAGGATGGAAAATTAGTAAGAATTACAAAAAATAATGACACCACATCAACGCAATCAGCAGGCGGAGAAGAAACTGCAGATGGCGAAGGTGCGGTCGATCAAGGCACAATATCTATTACATTTGGAAGATTTAATCCACCGACAGTTGGCCATGAAAAACTTCTAGACAAAGTATCTAGAGAGGCAAAATCCAGTGGAGGAGAGTATAGAATATACCCCTCAAGGTCGGAGGATCCTAAAAAGAATCCCCTCGACGCAGGGACTAAAATTAAGTATATGCGGATGGCATATCCCGATCACTCGAATGCGATTATTGATAGTTCCGACATGCGTACTATCTTTGATGTTCTTTCCGCCCTCGATGCTGACGGGTATAGTTCAGTTAATATTGTTGTGGGAGGTGACAGGGTTAGCGAGTTCAACAGTCTTGCACAGAAATACAACGGAGACCTATACACATTCGATGAAATCAAAGTAGTATCTGCTGGTGAAAGAGATCCTGATGCTGAAGGTGTAGAAGGTATGTCTGCATCTAAGATGCGTAAGGCAGCAGTGGAAGGAGACTTTGAATCGTTTGATAGTGGAATTCCATCAGGATTGTCAAAGAAAGATCGAGAAGCTTTGTATATGACATTGCGTTCAGCAATGAATGTGCAAGAATCCTATGAGGATTTTGCAGAAGCATCATATTACCTTTATGAGATTGCACCAAAGTTAGATCCTCAAGGTCTTCGTGAAGCATATTTTGGTGGTAATATGTTTGAAGTTGGGTGTTTTGTAGAAAATGTTAATACAGGAATTGTTTCTAAAATTGTTAGTCGTGGTAGTAATTATGTAATTAGTATTGATGAACGTGATAATATTTTTCGCACCTGGTTGAAGGACTTGGTTGAAAAGAATGATATCAAAATGTTTGACTTTACTCCTGCAGGTGAAGCTGGCACCGATAAACTTGCTAACTATATGAGAAAACTTACTCCAGGTGAGTTTATTCGTAAGATAAATAAAAAGGACAAGGATGCTTAGTAACATGAATCTCAACGAACTTCCTGATATGTCTGATGCACTCAGACAAGTATATGAAAAGAAAAATAACGATGGCAATCTTGCCAACAATGCTGTACCTTACGATAAAGTAACCAAGGCAGATATTATTACTGGTGCTAAGGGGAAGGACGAGCAAGGCGGAAAGAAGAAACCCAAGGGGCATGACTGCGCCAAACAGGTAAAGTATGAAGGTAAAGAGTTTGATGTCATCCCTGAGCAGCATACGATGCTGGAAGATGGCACAGTAACTCACTATGATATTGAAGATGCTGAGTATATCTACGAGAACGTCCCTGTCGGAGATCTTGAGATTCTAATTTCTGAGAAGCATGAGCACTTTGATAACTACGATAAGAATGCTGAGGTTCTTGGTGAAGCAGATTCGTTAGCAGCAATGGCAGCACGTCGCGAGAAGCGATTGGTTGCACAAAGAAAGAAGATGGGCAAGACTGCTGGTG